TACTGGTGGTTTTGCCGGTGCTTTCGCTTGGGGACCAGTTGACGAAGTAACTATTATTCCTAATGAGGTCCGTCTAGTTGATACATTTGGTAAACCAGACGCTAATACATTTACAGGGTTTTTCACCTCAGCAAACTTCCTATCTTATGGTGGAGATTTGCGAGTTGTTCGTGCAGCTAATACATCTGCAAAAAACGCAACAACATCAGGTACAGGAATCAATGTAACAAACAGAACAGACTATGAACAAAACCATTCATCTGGTTCAGGTTCAAATGTATTCTGTGCAAAATATCCAGGTTACTTAGGTAACTCAATTAAAGTTTCAATGGTTGATGCAAACACAGCTTTCAATGCCGCTTGGACATATGCAGCTGAATTCTCATCTGTACCAGGAACATCAGAGTTTGCTACAGACAAAGGTTTGACAGATGACGAATTACACATTATTGTGATTGACGTTACTGGTCAAATTTCAGGTACAGCAAATACAGTTTTAGAAAAATTTGGTTATGTGTCTAAAGCTTCAGATGCTAAAAACAGTGATGGTTCAAGCAACTACTATAAAGATGTTGTTAACAATCGTTCTAAGTATTTGTGGTGGACTAGTCACCCTTCAGTAGGTACAGATTGGGGAACAACTTCTTCAGCTGCATTTACTAACGGTGGTTATTCAGATATGACTGCTGCTTTAACATACACCCTATCAGGTGGTGTTGATGTTGCTCCAACAAACGGTGATTTACAACGAGCATATGACTTGTTTGCAAATCCAGATGCTATTGACATTTCATTGTTGATGACAGGTGCACCATCAGGTAACACAGTTCCAAACTATGTAACAAGCATTGCCGAATCACGCAAAGATTGTTTAGTATTCCTTTCACCAGAGTTATCAGATGTTGTTGATGCCGTAGGTTCAGAAACAACAAACGTGACTGGTTTTCGTGATACATTAACTTCATCTTCATATGCAGTTATGGATTCAGGTTGGAAATATCAATACGACAAATACAACGATGTATACCGTTGGATTCCATTGAACGGTGATATTGCTGGTCTATGTGTTCGTACCGATGTTCAACGTGACCCATGGTTCTCACCAGCTGGTCTAAACCGTGGTGTTATTAAGAACGTAGTTAAACTTGCTTGGAATCCTACTAAAGCTGAAAGAGATTCACTATACAAGAAAGGTGTAAATCCTGTTGTAACATTCCCAGGTGAAGGCACAATTCTTTACGGTGATAAGACATTGTTATCTCGTCCATCAGCATTTGACCGCATCAATGTTCGCCGTCTATTCATTGTATTAGAGAAGGCAATTGCTAAGGCAGCTCGTTCTTCATTGTTTGAATTCAATGATGAGTTCACACGTGCAGCTTTCGTTAACTTAGTAGAGCCGTATTTGCGTGATGTTCAAGGTCGCCGTGGTATTTTTGACTTCCGTGTTGTTTGTGACAATACAAATAATACAGCTGAAGTAATTGACCGCAACGAGTTTGTAGGAGATATCTACATCAAACCAGCACGTTCTATCAACTTTATTCAACTTAACTTTGTGGCAGTTCGCACTGGTGTGAGTTTTGATGAAGTTGTTGGACAGTTCTAATAAATAGAGAGATAGGAGAAATTAAATGGCATTTAATGTAAACGAATTCCGCTCTCAGATGGTTGGAGACGGTGCCCGCCCAAATTTATTTGAGGTGAGTATGCCGTTTCCCACTTTTGCACTACCAGGAAACGCACAACAAAAATTAACATTTATGTGTAAGACTGCACAATTACCAGGTTCAACTGTTAATACGGTACCTGTGCAGTATTTTGGTCGTGAATTGAAGTTTGCGGGTAACAGAACTTTTACAGACTGGACGATTTCAGTTATTAATGACGAAGATTTCATTATTCGTAACGCATTTGAGCGTTGGATGAATGGTATGAATAGTCATGCACTTAATGTTCGCAACCCAGCCGCTGCAACACCTAACGGTTATACCGTTGATGCAGGTGTTACACAGTTTGGTAAAGGTGGCAACACATTGAAGAAATATAAGTTTATCGGTGTATTCCCAACCGATTTGAGTCCAATTGATGTTGATTGGGGTTCAAACGACACCATTGAAGAGTTTACAGTAACTCTATCATATCAGTGGTGGGAATCAGCTGAGGACAACGTAGCATAAGTATAGGGAGAGTTAATCTCTCCCTTACTTTTTTTATTATGAATTAAAGGACAAAATAAGTGGCTGCAATCAAACTATTTGGCTTCACATTAGGCAATAAAGATATTGTTCAGAAAGAAAAACCTGAACAGGCTTCATTCGCACTTCCAACCGAATCATTAGATGATGGTGCGGTAACAATCACACAGAACGCACACTATGGTACATATGTTGACCTAGAAGGTGCTGTTCGCAACGAATTAGAACTCATCACAAGATATCGTGAAATGGCCAATCACCCTGAGTGTGACCAAGCCGTTACAGAGATTGTTGATGAGGCAATCACACACGATGATGATGGTACAGTTGTTGATATTAAGATGGACAACTTGAAACAACCAGATTCAATCAAAAAGAAAATTGAAGAAGAATTCAAAACTATTTTGAAGATGATGAACTTCAATAATCTTGCCGATGATATCTTTAGACGTTGGTATATTGATGGTCGTTTATACTATCATGTATTAGTTAATGAGAAGAATTCAAAAGAAGGTATACAAGAATTACGATACATTGACCCACGCAAGATTCGTAAGGTCAGAGAAATCAAAAAAGGCAAAGACCCTAAAACTGGTGCGGATATTATTGCATCAACAGCTGAATACTATGTCTACAATGAAAGACCTTCAGCTGCACAGAATTATACTGCCGGTACAAATTCAGGTCTAAGAATCTCACCAGAATCAGTTATCAATGTTAACTCTGGTTTGATGGATGCTAAAAATACATTCGTCATTTCATATTTACATAAAGCAATTAAGCCTCTAAATCAATTAAGAATGATTGAAGATGCGATTGTTATCTATCGTTTATCACGAGCACCTGAACGCCGTATATTTTATATTGACGTAGGTAACTTACCAAAAGGTAAGGCAGAACAATACCTTCGTGATATTATGATTAAGTATAAGAATAAAATGGTTTATGATGCAGCCACTGGTGAGTTGCGTGATGACCGTAAACATATGTCAATGCTTGAAGATTTTTGGTTGCCTCGCCGTGAAGGTGGTAAAGGTACCGAGATTACAACATTACCTGCTGGACAAAACTTGGGTGAATTGGCTGACGTGCAATACTTCCAAAAGAAGTTATTGCAATCAATGAATGTGCCATACTCAAGAATGGATCCAGCAAACGCAGGTGGCGGCCTGGTTGGTTTAGGACGCACAACTGAAGTAACAAGAGATGAACTTAAATTTAATAAGTTTGTTCAGAAGCTTCGCAATAAGTTCTCACAGATATTTGACCATGCCCTAGGTATTCAATTAGCTCTTAAAGGCATTTGTACCAGAGAAGAATGGGAAGAATTCAAAGAGAGTATCTATTACGATTATAAAAAAGATAATAATTTTGTTGAATTGCGTGATGCAGAATTGTTGCAACAACGTATTCAAATGGTCACTATGATTGACCCATTTGTAGGTCGTTACTACTCAGCTGAGTGGGTTAAGAAGAATGTTCTTAGAATGACTGAAGAAGAAATTGAAGAAATGGAGAAACAAATTGAAGAAGAAGGACCACGGGATCCTGTTGACGCCCAAGGCAACCCCATTGAACAACCAGAAGAACAAGTTTCAGCAGAACAATACCCACCAGAGGACAACGTTTCGGAAAGTGGCGGGTCGGAGTCGCTAACACCAGAACTTGATGCAATGGTACAAAAGTTTTCTACTGGTATAAATAAGAAATAAGGAGATTATTATGGAACAAGTTCGCAACTTTATAGATTTAGTAGGACAAGGTAACAACGTAGAAGCTAAAGATGTTTTAGATGAGTTGTTATCTGCTCGTGCTTTTGAAGCACTAGATGCTAAGAAACAAGAAATTGGTTCAACACTATTTGGTGGACAACCAGAAGTTACTGAAGAACCTGCAACAGAAGAACCTACAGAGTAATATGAAGTCGTTACAAGAATTCAAACACGTTCTTACCGAAGAAGAAAAACAAGACTATCAGAAGTTTGATATGCTTGTTCGTGCTGGTTTGGCAAACAAATCTCAGATTAATCGTTTGCATAAAATCTTGTCTAAAATGGGTGAAGATAGACCTGTTTTTAACCAACAAGACCGTCAAATCATGCAAGACTTATTCAACAAGATGGTTGACCTTGTAACGAACAATAAACAAATTTTTCAACAAACTCGTAGAGCTGTTAGAGAAGAATTAGAAGAAGCTATACTTGATACGTCTGACTATAAAGTTGGACCATCTGGTCGTAAAGTAAAAGCTCACCGAATTAAGATTGGTGACAAGGCTTACGGTAAAGAAAATGATATCAAAGAAGAAGAAATTGTGGAATCCGAAACACTTAAAGGTGACCCACCATTTACTTTGGTATTAAAACGTAAAGCAATTCGTATGTATCCTAATGATACTAAGATTGCATTATATTACAACGACCGTCTAAAGAAGTATTTTAGTATACCATATTCAGATAAAGAAAATGTAGATGCACCACTACAAGCTGAAGAAACTCAAATTGATGAGGTTGTAGATGTTGTTGGTAAACTGCAAAAGATTAAAGACACACATCAACACGGTACAATCAACCACAAAGATGGTTCGGCAAGTAAAATTGATGTGCAAACTGCTCATGCAATATTGACGGTACACAAAGCATTAAATGATGAGAATAAAAAGAAATTCTCAGATATGATGTCAAGGTCTAATCATCATATGAAAAAGGCCGCAGACTTTGCTTGGAAACAAGTTAAATGAATTTGATAGATTTAATTGCACAGAATAAACTATCAGAAGCAAAAGAGTTAATACATAATCAACTCAATAGTATTGCTGCTGGTGCTTTAGAAGAATTAAAACCTATTGTTGTTGAGAATACATATGTAGAAGATTTATATGAAGCTGGTACACCCAATCGTATTAAGATGGGTAGAGTCGTGAAGATTCGTAGAAGAATTCGCCGTAATAAAAAAGGTAGAATTATTGTGCAAAAGAATGTTCGCAGGTCAGCAATTAAAGGTTATAGACTTTCTGGTAACACTGTTAAACGTGTGCCAGCTATTCAGAGAATTAACAAAGCAAGAAAGCTTAAAAGATATTGGAAAACAAAAGGTAGAGCAAAACTAGGCAGAACACTCTTGAAGAGAAAAATGTCTTTACGCCGCCGCAAATCAATGGGAATACGATAAATGCCATACGAAATTGTAAACGCAAAACGTTCTAAGTCAACAATTACCGTTGTTGGCAATACTGCGACATTAATTACATTGTCACAGTTATCAACAAATACAGCAACAGAAACTATCACATCAGCATCAATTGGTGCAGTAGTTACATCAACAGATGGTTTTTGGAGAGTGTATCGTGGTAACAATGCATCAGGTACATTAGTTTTAGAACTTGAAGGTAATAATTATTTACCTTTTACACAAACAGATATTGCAGTTGCCAATAGTGCAACATCAAATATCTATGTAACAAATTCAGGTACAGGTGGAACATTAGTTTTGCAAGTATCTAAGACAGCAACTTTCACAACAGATTTGGATGCGGCTTAAAATGAAACTAATCAGAGAACGTGTTGAAGATGTTAATTATTTAACAGAAGCAACGGAAGACGGAAAAAAAGAACTATACATACAAGGACCATTTTTGGTTGCTGAACAAGGCAACAAGAATCGCCGTATGTATAAGATTGATACTCTACAACGTGAAGTTGACCGTTATGTAAAAGAGTATGTAGATACTAAACGTGCATTGGGTGAGTTAGGTCATCCAGATACGCCATCTATTAACTTAGAGCGTGTGTCACATTTAATCACAGAATTAAAACAAGATGGTAACATCTTTGTTGGTAAGGCAAAAATTCTTGATACACCTTATGGTAACATCGTTAAGAACTTTATTGAATCTGGCGTAAACTTAGGTGTTTCTTCAAGAGGTATGGGTTCATTGATACCAGGCGACAATGGTCTTAGTATTGTTCAAGACGATTTCCGTTTGGCTACCGCAGCTGATATTGTGGCTGACCCATCCGCACCAGGTGCTTTTGTTAACGGCATCATGGAAGGCAAAGAATGGCTGTTTGTTGAAGGTCGATACGTAGAGGTTGACATTGATAACGCAAAACGACAAATTAAAAAAGCCTCAAGTAAACAATTAGAAGAGGTTGCAATTAAGCTCTTCGACAATTTTATTTCAAAACTTTAATTTATATAAATAAGCAATCAATAAAAGGAGATTCCTAATGTCACAAAACAAACTTTTTGAGGCTGCTGCTGAAATCCTTGCTGGAACAAAAGGCAAGAACGCTGACCCAATGCCAAGCGCTGGT